GGAATGTTATAATAATGGGTAATAAAAAAGGAAAAAGAGAACTACAAATACCAACAGAAAATATATTAAACAGAACAACTACAGAAGATATAGTTTTTAGATCTCCTGCTACAATTCCTGATGTAGGAATTAAAGATTTAATTTTTATGAAAAAAGTAATAGGATCTGATTGTAGTTATTATGACATAGCACCAACAGAAAATCAAATTTTAACTAAACAAAACAATAACCAAATAAAAATATCCCAATTTGAAAGTGGTGATTCTATAAATATAGCATATTGGTTTAGTGAGAGTACAAATTTAGAAGAAAAAATGGGAGAAATTAATAATATATAAAAAAAATGGAACTTCCTATATTAAATAATATGCCAGTTGAAGGACACTTTACATTAAAACAATGTATATATTCTCCTTTAGCACATAAAAAGTCAATAAATAATCTTCCAGGATCTGATTATAATTATAGAACACCTGAACTAGATAAAAATAAAATAATTCTTAATTTACATAAATTATTTAAATATTGTATTAACCCAATTTATAATCAATTTAACAACATAGGTTTAACTTCTGTTTACAGAAATAAAGAATTAAACAAATTAATGAAAGGAGTAGAATATAGCCAACATATCTATGGATATGCTGCTGATATAGTTTCTACTGATGATACTCCTACTTCAGAAATTTTTAATTGGTGTGTAAAATATTTACCTTTATACCATCAAATAATATGGGAATATCCTGAAAAAGGAGATTTTATAAAACCAGAATTTACTACAAGTTTAGAAAATAACACAGCAAATTTTTCTTGGATTCATATTTCATTTATAGAAGGAAATAATTTTAAAGAAAATTCTGTTTCTTCATTACAACCTAAAATTCATGAATATTATAAAGATGATAATATTTATAGAGTAGGTAATTTTTCTCACGGAATTAAAGAAGCAAATCAAAATTTAATAAATACATAATAATGAATTTTATACCAAAAAACCCAAAAAAATTTCAAGGTAATCAAGTAATAATAAATTCTGATAGATTAGTATTTAATGCTAAAAATGATGCTATATTATTATATTCAAATAAAGTTATAGGTTTTTCTACAAAAGGAAATTTTCATTTTGATACACAAAATTCATCAGATAATAAATTTATAGTAAATGCCCCTAATATATATTTAGGATTAAAAAACATAAGAACAGGAGAACTACCTACAGAACCTGCTATTTTAGGAAAAAAACTAGAAGAATTATTAATTGAACTTTTAGATTTCTTAGAATTATTATTAATAGATGTATGTTTTAACCTATCAAATATATCAACAACTCCCGGAACTCCTACAGCAATGAATCCTTCAAATGGATCTATTTTAGACCAAAGAATTAGAAATATTCAAAGTATAAAAAATAATATTGAAAGTATAATGAGTTTAAATACAAAACTAATATAATATGTCTACACAATCAATAAGAAATATAATTACTAATAGTATATCTAGAATTATTTCTGATGTAAAAGAAAGATCAAAAGAAGAAATAAAAAAAAATACACAAAATATAAACCAAAATCTTATTTCATCTAAATCTATAATAAACCATTTAAAATCAAACCAAAATACAGAAACTTGTAGTTCAAAAGGTAAAGAACAATATGAAAAAAAATCAGATAAACTAAAAAAAGAATTAAATAAAGCCGAAAATATTTTATTAAAAAGTATAAATAAGTTACAAGAACTAGAAAACAAAATAAAAGGTTTAACCACCCAAAATACAGAATTACCCCCGGGTGTTTCTAATCCTTTTGAATCTATTAAAGGAATAACAAACGTGTTAACTCCTTTAATATCTACTTTAAATAATGTAATAAAAGTAGCACCTGCTATTTTAGCAGCACAAGTAGGTCTTGCTGCAAATGGAAAAGTAATTGCTGCTACAAATAACAATATTAACAAAGCAAAATCATTAATAAGTGAATATGAAAATTTATTTAGATCTTTACCTAAAATAATACAAACCTACCAAAAAATAGCAGATCCTATTTATGAAAATATAAATCTTTTAAAAGAAACAAATCAATCTATATTAGACCAAATAAGTATATCAAAAGCATTTTTAGTATATTTAGAAATGGACCATTTAGATAAATGTAATCAACTTGAAGATCCTTACCCCCCTGATAGTTTAGTTCAAGAGGAACCACCATTATTAACTTTAGAAGATATAATAAATCAAACTAATGAAATTTATGGAAATATATTAGAAGAACTAATAGCCGAAGGAAATACAAGAGCAATAGAAAGAATGTATACACTTAATGAAGAAATAATAGCCATTAACCAACAAGTAGGTGTTCGTACTATAAACCCTCTTGCAGACCCTACAATAGGGATTAACCCATCTGTAACTAACCCAAATACAACTACTAGTCAAACATACACAAGCACAGGAACTTCAACAACTACTAGTCAAAGATATTAAAGAAAACAAATTAAATTTATATTTATAATAAACACTAATAAATAATGAAAGCAAAAACTTTTGAAAACTTAATTAGAAAAATAGTTAGAGAAGAAATTGATTATGCATTACGTAGAGAAATAAAATCCCTTAAAGAAGATTTACGTGATAGTTTAAAACCAACAATTACAGAACAACATATTGAATCTCCTATAAAAAGTAATAAATCCTCTTTAAAAGAAAAAATTATGGGTTCTACACCTATAAAAAAATATAAAAAACAAAACTTTGTAGGAAATAGTACTTTAAATGATCTTTTAAATGAAACTGCTCAAGGAGATACAAACTTAAACAGTACTATGTCTCCTGTAAGTTTATCTGAACCTTTTGCAACAGGAGCTCCTATGCCTATGGATACAACAGGAATGCCTGAATCTGTAGTTAATGCAGTAACAAGAGATTATAGTGATTTAATGAAAGCAATTGATAAAAAGAAAAAATAAATAATATATGCCTATAATAAAACAATCAAGAAGAATAAACCCTTTAAATCTTGATAATAATACCAAGATAGGAGTTGCTTTTCCTTTAAATGAAACTAATTTATTTAAAGGAACTAGTGATACAAAAACTCAGGCAAAATCTAATTTATTAAATCTTTTATTTACACATCCCGGAGAAAGAGTTAATTTACCTACTTTTGGGGTAGGATTAAAAGAACTTATTTTTGAACAAAAAATTAATATAGAAAGTTTAAAAAATATTATACAATCTCAAACAAATAGATTTGTACCTAATATATATATTTCAAATTTAAAATCAGAAATGTCTGAAGATGAACACACATTAAATATTTTTTTAACCTATATATACAAATTAGATAATTCTTCTGATTCAATACAATTTAATTTTAGATACTAATGGCTTATTCAAAAACTTCAAATAAATATCAAGATAAAGATGTAAAATATTTAAGTAAAGATTATAATAGTTTTAAAGATCAACTTTTAACTTTTGCACAATCTTATTTTCCTAATAATTTTAATGATTTTAGTGAAGGTAATCCTGCAATGATGTTTTTAGAAATGTCTGCTTATGTAGGAGATATTTTATCTTTTTATACAGATACCCAATTAAGAGAATCATTTTTATCTTTAGCCCATAATGAAGAAAATATATATAATTTAGCTTATACTATGGGTTATAAACCAAAATTATCTTCTGCAGCTTCTGTAAATTTAGATATATCTCATTTAGTTCCTTCAGATCCAAGTAATAATTATGAACCTGATTATAGTTATGCTTTAACAATAAAAACTAATTCTATATTTAAAGACCCAGGAAGTAATACTAATTTTATTACAACAAAAGCTGCAAGATTTGATTTTTCATCTTCATTTGAACCTACTGTAAAAGATATATATCAATATGATACTAATAATAACCCTGAATATTGGTTATTACAAAAGACAGTTCCAGCAATTTCAACAAAAAAAGTAACCCAAAAATTTACTATTGGTACCCCTACAAAATATAAAACACTTAATATATTTGATAGTGATATAATATCAATAGAATCTATTAAAGATTCAGATGGTAATACATGGACAGAAGTTCCTTATTTAGCTTGTGATACTGTATTTGAAGAAATAGAAAATACAGGAGCTAATGATCCTAAATTAGCACAATATAATAACCAAACCCCTTATTTATTAAAACTAAAAAAAACAACAAAAAGATTTATTACTAGAGTAAAATCTAATAATGAATTATTAATTCAATTTGGGGCAGGTATAAGTGATAAAGCAGATGAAGAGATTATCCCTAACCCTGATAACATAGGTTTAGGAATTAAAGATGGTAGAAATAAATTAGATACAGCATTTGATCCATCAAATTTTTTATATACTAAAACTTATGGAGAAGTCCCTTCAAATACAACACTTACTGTAACTTATCTTAAAGGAGGAGGTTTAGAATCAAATGTTCCTAGTAATACTATAACAGAAAAAGGAGGTTTAATTCTTTCAAATAAACCACAAACAAATGGTGGGATGGTAAATTTTGTTCAAACTTCAATACAATCTACAAATCCAGAAGCAGCTAGTGGAGGAGGAGAAAAAGAATCACTAGAAGAAATAAGATTAAATACTATGGCCCATTTTGCTGCACAACACAGAACAGTAACTAAAGATGATTATATTATTAGAACTATGTCTATGCCTGCACAATTTGGTAGAATAGCTAAAGCTTATATAACACAAGATGACCAACTTTCCCCTATAACAGGTGAAGTAGGAAGAATACCCAATCCTTTAGCACTTAATTTATATACTTTAGGTTATGATTTTGAAAAAAACCTCC